TGTGACATAATGAAGAATTACGATTTAATTTAGAAAGGAAGTGCTTCAGATTTTGTAGAAGGTGTTGGAGGATTCTTAACTGATTCTATCCATGCTGCCTGATTGATTGCAGTATTAGACTTAGAAAGTCCATCTGCAACAGGTGTCCATGCAAGAATTGCTGACTGAGTAAGACTATCATAAGCAACAAATCCTGATGCACCAGTTCCACCAGAACTATCTACTGTAAAATTTTCAGTTGCTTCTATTGTAAGCCTTGAAGGATCTGAATCATCTACAGATTTTGTAGTTACTTCTACTTCTGATACAATCTTATCAGCATTATTAAGGATAGTCAATCCAGTAACAGTTTTTGTGACGGTAAGAGCCATTTTTATTTAAGTCTTTGTGTATTATTTATTGGAAAAAAGATTATAAGTTTTTTCCTTTGAGGGGGGTTGTATAGGGAACGTTGAAGGGGAAGGGTGTGCTACCACCTCTAATTCATTCCAAAACTCAAGTGTTTTTTTGTTTTGATTATATAGTTCAATAATAGACTGAGGAAGAACCTCTGATGGATCTAGTGAAGTCTTCTCTAATTTAGAATGAACCTCATGCATATCAGATAATCCATAAGTCGTCAAGTCATCTTCTCTATGTTCATTAGATAGTCCATCGAATGTATGCTCGAATGGTTCTTCACCCAAGAACTCATAGATATTATTTAATTCACCCTGTGGATCAGTGACCAAATCATTATAGTCTACATAATGGAATTTGTCACTCTGCCCTCCATCAACACCCATTTTAACAGCATTTAATGATTCCCATACAATACCACCCTGAGAAGTAAGAAGATACTGGCATCTAGTTTCATCACTAATAGGAATATTAGCCTTCACTAACTGCTCATCAACAAAATTAATTCGTGGTTGACCTTCAACAAAAGTATTACGATGAACCATAGTAAGAAGTGATGTGAGTATCTCATCAATTCTTCTTACAGGAACTATAATCTTTGCTTGCTGTCCAATATATCCCTCAATAAAAGGAACTCTTGCACACCATGCACGGTTCTTATCAAAAATAACTTCCTGTTCGATATCACTATACCAATGTCTTATAATAGAACCAACTATCTCATTAACTTGATTAGGTTTTGGATACCCTGTATAAAGTTCATTACCTTGAAAGTTATCATGAGTCGCAAACATCGCACCAAGTACAGGACTTGATGGTCCTGAATAGAACCTTGGGTTCTGATTTAATAATGTAGACAGAAGAGTACTTCCTGCTCGTGGAAGTCCTGCCATGAAATAAAACTTCTTATCCATTCAAATCAAATATATTTTTGTATTATATATCAAACTTTTAAAAAAGTCAATTATTAATTAACGAAAAACAGCAAAGCATACAACACCAGTATCTTTAAAAGCATATTGATCCCATCTCCATCTCAGAACCATTATACGAAAAGACCCTACGGCCAGAGTATCATGACGGATACTAACACCACAATAAGAATCAGTATTTGAACCTTCATAGTTTTGAGCAGTACCTAAAACAGCGTAATCATCATCTACTAAATTATTTGTAAAATTAATTGTAAGATCTCCATCATCATTATCTGTAAGAGAACTACAATTATAAGAATCTCTAAAAGAAGGTGTTCCAGTACCAGAAATATTTCCCCATGCTTTTGCTCGCCCATTATATATTTCAGCAGGAGTAGAAGAATTTCCTGCAGATGTATCTTGTATTGTACCTACTTTAATTGTACTCATGGTTTTGGATTGTCAGATTTTACTTTAGCAATGGCATCTTTCCAAGTGGTAGTACCATTTACAGCATCCCAATACTGCATATCTAATTGATCTTGTATTGAAGGGTAAGCTTTTTTTCTTGGTGTTTGATAATCACTAATAGGTTTAAGTCTATTTATTTCTGCCGTTATTTCTGAATCAGTAGGTTGAGTTTGTACTGTATCATGCCATTCAAGAGTATCACCTTTTAAAGTAAACTGTGCTCCAGGTTTTAAAGAATTAATAGCTTGTGCTTTTTTATAAGTATCTGATTCAATCATGCTGCCACCTCATGTAAAACTAATGTATTTGTACTAGGATCATTACTATTAGAAAAGAGATGTATGGTGTCGCCTCCACTATTTCTTGCGTATTGAAGCTTAACAGTAAGTACTGCTGTACTTGAAGGGGAATATAATGCCTGATGAAAACCACTTGAAGATTTCCAATCGTCATTAGTTCTATAAGCCCAATATCTGTCGTGTATTACTGTTGCATCTGAACCGCCTGAAGGTGTTACAATAACCTTCATCTGAAACTCCTCACCACTAGTGCCTCCTAGATAAGGAGTAGTACTTAAGTGAATTAATAATTTATTACTAGTACTTGCTAGTGTAATAGTTTGAGATAGACCAGTATCAGTAAAAGAAGTAGAACCACCAGCAAGATCACTTGCTATGTACCCAATTTTTGTTTGAATAATTTTACCAACACCAGTAGGCGAAGCACCAGAGGAATTGTGTACAGTACCAACTGATAATGTGCTCATAATGGGTTATCTCCTAATATACTAGTATCCCAACATGCTTTAAGTTGAGTAGTCACTCCTACTACAGATGTTTCTGTAATATTCAGAGCATCAACCGTTGCTGGTTGATCACGAAGGGCTTGTTTTTTACTTACGATTGTTGTAGTACTAGCACTCGTTTCTTGTGCTCTTTGATACTCAACATCAAGTGCTGCTAATAAAGGTTTACGTGCAGTACGCATGTATTCTTTATGTATTGCTTTAGCTGTTGCTGTATTGATTCCTATTTTAGCCATTCAATTAATCCTCATAAGTCCAAGCACTTCTATATGTCCTATCAGTAGGAATTTCAGAAACATTTACAATAGTAAATGGTTTACCAGACGGAACATCCTTGGCAGCAATTTGATCAACAGTCAAATCACAATTTTCAGCAGGAATAACAATAGCTACTCCACCATCATCTTTTTTATAGATAATTCTTTTGCTTGTATCAGACATAGTGATATATTATCGTAAAATTATTTAGGATGGTTTAGGATTAGCATCCTTGACTGCTTTATTATGTATAGCAAAACTACCTGTTGAATCTACCTTACCAGCAAGTATATCATCATACAGCATAGCCATTTGCTCTCTCCAACCAGCATAAACAGTGGTTGATATACCAGTAAATGGAGTTCCCGTTCTATCAGTTTTATATTTGACAGCAGCCGCTTCTGTATTTAATGTTGTTCTAGCTGCATCTATATTTGATTGTACAAGGGAAACTGAATTACCGCTTGCATCAAAAGCTCCTTTACTATCATCAACTATTACAACAGAAGGATATGCCTTCCTAATTGCTTCATGGTCTAAACTCATCCTGATACCTCCTGTAAAATAAATCCTGTTGTTCCTCTAACATACTCAGCACCTCCATCAGTCGAAGATCTATTAATATAAGCTGTATATCCATTAGTTCCATTAGATATACCTAGTTTATATGTTAGTTCACTTGTAGATGAAGGTGCATCTATATTCATGGTCGCTATATTAGCTACTTCCCAAGCCTCTTGGGTATTTGTACCAGATGTTGCTCTAGATTCAGAAGCATCACCAGTATCTCCTCTTAATACAGGTGTAGTTCCTCTATTTACCTGAAACCTATAAGTAGTTCCTCCACTAGAACCAACTGTTATATAAGCAAAAATTAAAATTTTACTACTTGTTGATACTGGAGTAATGGTAGTCTCCAGAAAAAAGTAGGGATCAGTAGCACTGTTTAGTGTTGTAAAACTTGCCGTATCTGTCTTAAAAACTGATTTTGTTTGAAGAACTCCACCACTTGCTCCACCAGACAAACCAGCAACTGGAACAATACTATTAACCTTAATCTGACTCATAATATGTATCTAACCTCCTATTATTTATTATATATTAGTAACGACATTAGGATATGCTCTTCTAATTGCTTCATGATCTAAACTCATCCTGATACCTCCATTAATGTGAGTGTTGATGCTGGTCTTGCGACGTAAGCGTTATTACTATCATCAGAACCTCGGTTAACGTAAGCAGTATGACTAGTTTCTCCAAATAAACCACAAATTCTTATACGATAAGTAATTGCAGATGTAGTACTTGGAGAATCCAAATATTCTAGAGCTATATTTCCAATATTACTGTGATGAGGTAGTGCTATTGTTGCCGCCATTCTAATTTTATTACCGTCAGCTGGACCTCTATAACCTACAATCGTTGAATCTCTTACAAGAATAGCTCCTATTGTTGGTGCTGTTAATGATGAACCCACAACTAAACTTGAAGTAACTAAAATTTTATTACTTGTAGATTGGGGAGTAATAGTACAAGTTATAACATCAGTTGAAAATACACCAGTACCCAAACTAGATTGAGAAAACTGATCTGTTTTAAGTGTCTGGATAGTTTGAATAATTCCACCACTTGCACTACCAGACAAACCACTTCTAGGAATAATACTATCAACCTTTATTTGGCTCATAATGTGTATCTAACCTCCTATTATATATTATATTATCGTAAATGTCGAACCCGAACTAATAGTGAGGGTAACACCACTAGCAATTGTATATGGCCCAAAGACACCACCGTTCTTGGTTCCTGCTGCGGGGAACGTGGTGTTTGCAGCAAGACTCGTCGCATTCTGGAAGAATGTTCCTGCCTCTATAGCAGCACCAGTGCTTACACCAAAACCAACACCATCATCACTAATCCACTTACCAGTACCACAACCAATAACAAATTGATCATTTCCTGTTGCTGAAGATGGTTGTACATTATATCCTATAACGACATTTCTACGACCACTTGTAATTGCATTACCTGCATCCCTACCAATCAAGACGTTCTGAGAACCAGAAGTCATAGCCTTACCAGCATACATTCCAATAGCAACGTTATCGGTTCCACTATTAGTACCACCAGACTCACCACACATTGCATCTCTACCGATTGCAACATTACTATCACCCTGCATATTTCTTCCAGCATGATAACCAATATAGACCTGATGGGTACCATCATCATCTTTATTACCTGCTAGATAACCCATGAAAATGTTATAAGTACCAGTAGTCATATCATGACCAGCACATTTTCCTATTACAATATTATTATTAGCACTATTCCAACAGAAGAAGTTACAATGACCTAGAATAATATTATCATATCCAGTTCCTGCACCATTACCCCATGCGTTATGAGTACCCATCATGATATTACGATTACCAGTGGTATTACAAATACCATTATGATTACCTACGAAGACATTGTTTTCACCATCAGTATTATCTCTCATATTACCTGCACCAAGTCCAACATTATATTTTCCAGCAAAGGTACCCGACTCCCCTGTCATAGTACCAATAAGCAGGTTACGGATACTTCCAGTTGCTCCACCACCAGTACCCCTACCTATAAAGATATTCTCACAACCAGTTTCGTTACCATGACCAGCACATGAACCAATTGAGACGTTATCTTTACTAGTTGTTGTATCTTTACCTGCATCCTCTCCAATGAAGACATTACAAACTCCAGTAGTTATATCCTGACCTGCATAAGCACCAATAGCAACATTATAACCTGCAGTATTATCAGATACAGTTCCGCTTCCAATTAATGCATGATATCCTAATGCAACATTATAAGAACCACTACACTGACATCTACCAGCATGAGATCCCATAGTAATATTCTCACTACCAGATATAAGACAATTAGAAGTTTTACATCCCAGAGCAATGTTATTATTACCTGTTAAAGCACCACCAGCAACTTCCATACCTATTAAAACATTACATCCACCAGATGTCATATTAGTTCCTGCCCAAGAACCTATGGCAACATTAGAAACACCAGTAGCATCATTACCAGTATAAGGTCCCATAAAGACATTACGGCAACCACTAGTCAGAAGCCTGCCTGAAAGTCTACCTATAGCAATATTATCTGTACCAGTAACAGCAGCACCACACATTGCTTCATAACCTATGGCAATATTATTGAGACCACTAGTTATACATTTACCTGCATATCTACCTACCAATACGCTTTGAGTATCAGTATGAGCAGAACCACCACATCCAGCACCAGCACCATAACCTATTAATACACTATCACCTAAAGTAGTTGCATTTTCACCAGCTGACTGACCCAGAATAACATTTCTTTCACCAGTAGTCATAGCAGCTGCTGCATTAACTCCTAATATAACATTTTGATTACCACTACTAACAAGTTTCAGTGCATTTTGACCTAAAGCAATGTTACAACCTGCGGTATTTGCAGATACGGTGCTACTACCACGACCAGCATATTGACCCATTATAATATTATGACTACCATTACACAAACATGCACCTGTCTCAGGGCCTATAAGGATATTACCACAAAGAGATATACTGTTCTTTGCAGCATAACATCCTAGTATTACGTTGTCTGTAGCAGTAGTTAATGCACCACCAGCATAATTACCCAGAATAACATTACTATCACCAGAAGTTAGAGCTTTATGTGCACAGGTACCCATAGAAATATTATTATCACCAGTTACAACACCACTCAGTACAGTACCACAACCAATAAAGATATTTTTAGAACCAGTAGTAGATGCTTTTCCAGATTCATTACCCATAATAACATTATTAGTACCTGTGCTTACACAATGACCTGCAAGATTACCAATACCAATATTCTTTTCACCAGTAGCCGCACCACTAGTACCCTTTAATGCCTCGGTACCTATAGCAATACCACTCTCACCAGTCGTTCTAAGACAACCAGCATACATTCCAATAAAAATGCCCTTGTGCATTGTTGAAATAGCCGTACCTGCCTTTTGACCAAATGCTATGTTGTATTTTCCTGAACTAGTACTACATCCTGCAGAAGAACCTAAGTAAATATTAAATCTACCAGTATCTAAACCACAACCTGCATATTCTCCCATTGCAATGTTCATATCACCCGTAGTCAGTGACTTTAATGCTTGAGTACCAATAGCAATATTATTCTCTGCACTATTATCAGTTGCAGTTCCAGATCCTTGACCTGCATACTTACCTATGAAAACATTAGCATCATTTCCACCTATAGCATATCCTGCCTTAAAACCAATTGATACGTTATAATTTCGAGCACAACCATAACGATTTGCCTGTTCACCAATTGCAATGTTATGAACACCAGTGTTTATATTCTTACCTGCTTCTTTACCCATGAAGATATTATTATCACCGTCTGTTAATCCTTGACCAGCTTGATGACCTATGGCAATGTTTTCTGATGCATCATTACCAGTACTAGATGATTCACCTGCATCCTTTCCTAAGAAGACGTTACATGCACCAGTATCAATATTTTTACCTACATTACATCCTATGAAAATATTATAACAAGCATTAGTACCATCTAGAGCTGCACCAGCACTACCACCAGCAACTAGGTTTGCATCATCATCTTGTGAGAATCCAGGAACATTAGTTAAACCAGCACCATTACCAATAAAACAAGTAGCACATAAGTTACCTGTTGCCAGTGCCTTAATGACACCATCTGCTAGGCATACATTAAAGGAACTATCACCAGTTATCCATTTAACAGCTCCACAACCCATTGCTAATTGACTATTGCCAGTTGCTGATGCTACATCTACATTGTATCCAAGGGCAACATTATAACATCCTGTGGTAACTGCATCCCCAACTTGATATCCTAAGAAAAGATTTCCATCTCCATTTGTGACAGCACTACCAGCCTCCTTACCAACCATAGTATTATAAGAACCATCACCAGCAGCATCTCCTGTACATGCACCTATGATAACATTATCACTACCAGTATTCTGACGGCCAGCAGAACCACCAAGAGCAGTATTGCGACTATTCGAGTTTGTAGAGCTGTAACTCATCATTCCAATAGCGGTGTTATCAGAACCATCCGTGAATCCCATACCAGCAGAATATCCCATGAAGACGTTTCCTGAGAAACCAGCAGCACTTCCAGCACTACCTGCTTTATATCCAATAGCAACGTTATATCCCCAATCTGCATTCTGAACTTTTAATGCTTCATAACCAATCGCAACAGCATATGATCTAGTATCTTCAGCTCCTAATGCACCCATACCTATTGCAACAGAACCAGCTCCAGTAGTTAAAGCATCTCCTGCAGCCCTACCTATTAAGACATTATCATCACCGTCTGTCAGTCCTTTACCTGCACCATTACCTATCGCAACATTGTGAGATGCATCGTTATCAGTTGCAGTTCCAGATGATTCACCTGCATCCTTTCCTATGAAGACGTTACAATTACCAGCACCAATCTTATTCGCAGCATTTGGACCAAGTACTATGTTAGCACTTGCAGAAACAGCACCTTTTAATGAATTACAACCCATAGCAATATTACCACTACCATCGGCAATAACACATCCTGCTTGTCTACCAAATAAAATATTATAACTACCAGAAGTTACATTCTTTCCTGCCAGAGCTCCGAATGCTATATTATAGTAACCACTATTATTTGTAGTAGTACTAGTATCTCCACCATGTAATGCATAATAACCAAGAGCAATATTCCTACCACCACCATTACGATATGTACCTGCTTTGTCACCTATGAAAACATTATTACTCTGGGTTGTTGCCTTATTACCTGCACTATAACCTATGAAAACATTACCACTAGCAGTTGTTAAACAGACACCAGAACTCCGACCCATTAAAACATTACTCTCACCAGTAGTAATCTCATATCCTGTATTATGACCGATTGCTAGGTTATAAGAACCAGTATTATCTGTAGCAGGGGTACCAGATGTACTTCCTTTACCTGCATAAGTTCCCAAGTAAACATTATGATCACCAGTTCCATTCATCTTTCCTGCATTCCAACCCATTGCAATATTGCAAAGAGCATTATGATTATGACATCCAGCAAGATATCCTATATTAATATTAGCATTACCCGTATCAATACAAAGTCCTGCAGCAGCACCAATTGCTATGTTCTGACATGCAGTTGTTAGTTTTTCGGATAATGCATTACATCCGATTGAAATATTATTATTACCTGTTCCACCTGAACTTGAAGCACCTTGTCCTGCATTGTAACCAATCGCAATGTTTACAGTACCAGTCGTAACTCTACCTGCTGCATTTCTACCTATGAATATATTAGTACCACCAGTAGCAAGACATCCTGCATCATTACCGATGAAAACACTATGATCAGCAGCAGTTGCAGTATATCCTGCATAATTTCCAAGAAAGACGTTATCACCACCATCTTCTACTTTGTAACCAGCAAAATTACCAATCGCAACGTTTCTTGGACCAGTATTATCAGCAGCAGTACTGCTTCCTTTTAATGCATTATTACCAATAGCAACATTAAAGTGACCACTCTGACGTTTCTCACCTGCTTCATTACCGATGAAAACACTCTTAATAGCAGTTGTAAGCTCGGAACCAGTTTTCTGTCCAAGTAAAATATTATACTCACCAGAGGTTAATTTTCTACCTGTTTCCTCACCTATACCAAGATTTCCATTCTCAGCTATTGGGCCAACACATCCTGAATTTTTTCCTATAAAGATGTTACCAGCACCAGCAGTTACACATTTACCAGCATTACATCCCATGAAAAGGTTAAAACATGCAGTACTACCATTAAGGTTACCACCAGCACCATTACCAACAACTAGGTTCTCATCATCGTCTGGTGAGAATCCAGAAGCACCATTAAGTTGGTTACCATCCTTATCAAAGATGTTATAAGAACTATCACCACATATCCACTTACTACTATCAATACCAATTATAAACTGATTATTACCAGTTGCTGATGCTACATCAGCACCTTTACCGATAACAACGTTACAACATCCAGTAGTAACAGCATCTCCTGCATACGTGCCTAAGAAAGTATTCTTATCTCCATCTGTGACGGCACCACCAGATGTTTTACCAACAAATACATTATCAGTACCATCACCCGAAGCATCTCCTGCTGCCTGACCTATTATTGTATTATTACTACCTGTGTTGTTACGAGCAGCATCTTGTCCTACCACAACATTACTAGTTCCTGAACTTGAAGCTGTTAATGTTAAGGTTCCGATGGAAACGTTACTACTACCAGTCAAACCTGAACCAGCAGAATATCCGAGGAAGGTATTTTCC